AGTTGCTCGCTGTCTTGATCAAAAGGTATAACATGTGGTTTGAAATCAAGCTCTGCATTGTTAAGTTCAACCCCTGCAAATTCTGATCTAGATCTTCTTATGTAGTTTACCCAGTTGACAATCCTAAGGGGTGGGCTCTTAAACTGCTTAAGTCTTTGCACCTTGCGTGGTTCTTTTGATTCAACAACTAAGAATCTATTTAGGAATCCGTCTGCAATACGTCCTGAGTTAAGGGCTTTGTAAAAGTTTTGTGGTACAGAAAGACCTACTAATGTAATAGCAGGTTTATGTGTCACACGATTCATAGCTTGGTCTTTATATTGGTCAGGCACGCTCATCAAAGAATAATTATCTGGTCTGAGCGTACCATGACACCTCCCCCAAGCTTCCATTAAAGTCTGAATACCATCTTCTCTATTAGTGTTTTGTTGTGCGCCTATAGCCTCAAGTCTTTTGCCGAACTCATCCATTATGGTTATTTGTGTTGGTCTATATCTAAGTATTGAATGAACAGCACCAGATGATGTGTAGCCATCACCAACGACAAGATCTGAATGCTCTGACATATTTAGTACAGCTTCAACAAATGATTTGATATTTTCTTTACCTTGGCCCGACTTAGCTATACCCATAAAATATAAAGATGAGAAGTTATTCATGGTTGTTCTGTAAAGCCTGCCACAAGTCACACTAGCTAATGCTAAGGCCCCAACAATTGAAAGTTCTGGTTGGGATATTTGTGCTATCTCTTCGCAAAACTTATACATATCTTTCAGCATGCCTGGCGGATTGAACAAATCCTTAGGTGGTGCTATATGCTCTCTTGTTGTTTGAAACAAAGGTGCATTAATGGTTTTTCTGTCGTGTGTTTTTTTGACTGACTCAACAGTAGAGTTTATTTCTGCGTCTGGTAATGGTGGTTCATTCAAAGCATTCCAAGCATGCAAGATGAATTTAGTATGATCAATACTAAGGCCCTTAGATATGTAATAACCTGAAAGTGATGCTGCGTGTGCATTTCTGCCACCTTCCATTACACCACTTAAAGAGAAAGGTGCTCTAACTCCTTCATTGTTATTTTTGCCGTTACCTGTAATTTGCACCCATTCTTTTTCAGTAAAGTCTGGTAAGTCGTCAAAGTCGTGTATGTCCCATTCAGGTATTGTGTTTGGTCTATATATGTTTCCGTTAGCATGTCTATTATATGGCGCAATAATTAAGCCACCCTCTCCCCTTATATCTATCAGTCTTTCTATTGGTGTGTCATTGGTTCGCTTAGTTGCAAAGGTTGTGAAGTTTTCAGGATTATTGTAGTAGTAATGCATCCCTTTACCTGTTGCAACTTTATATGGGGAAGGCGGTAGATTAGAATCCACCCACCCCATAGCCTCGGGTGTATCAGCATCAACTACGATAAAGCGACCGCATATGAGTGCTACAACAAGATCATCACGATCTTTGAACCACTCTATTACAGTCTCTCTTTTGGGCCTTTCTGTTTTGTATTGATGCCAACCACCCAAGAAAACTGGTGGTTTCTTTGACTGTCTGAGAAGCGGTACTACTGACAGGCCTTCATCATAATAGGCTAGGGCCAGATCGAGAGGCTTCTCGTCTTCTGTAAGGTTTAAGTTGAACATTCAGCAATTATATCTTCGAGATTGCCATAAATGGATTCAAAATCTAACTTCCCTTCGGATGCTCGTATAATTACTTTTGCTTGATCGACTGATGGTTGCCTATGGCCATAACGCCAGGCTTTAACTGAATGCAAAGAACACTCAAATAAATTGGCAGCCTCCTTGTTGCCAATAAATTCGATATATTCTTTTAGGGTATATCTTTTCACTTCACGCTCCTTATATTTTGGTTGTATATTTATAGCTTCTAATTTTTTTAGGTATGCAGTAGACAACACTTTATTTCTAAAGTAATAGTTGGCTAGCCATGTTGGTTTCTTCTCCATAAGTTACAAATTGAAACTGTCTGTTTTACAAATTGTAGTTTATAGTTTAATATATTGTCAATATTAATTTAAATTGGAGTTTGATATGTCTTTTAAAGATAGAATCGTTAGCCCTGATTCTTTAGTGAATCAACAAGGGGTAAAGATACTCGTTTATGGAGCTGCAGGTGCTGGTAAAACAACACTTTGCGGGACTGCTCCAGGAAAGAAACTGATGATTGATATGGAATCTGGTTTGCTCTCTGTAAGGGACAACACAGACATTGATGTCATCCAGGTAAAGGAAGCAAAAGAAATTATTGAGATTTGTGAAGCTTTGAAAAACGGAGAGTTAGTTTACGATACTGTATGCTTAGACTCTATTTCAGAGATGTCAGAAATCTTATTAAATTTTGAAAAAGCAAGACACAAGGATCCAAGAATGGCATATGGTAATGTGCAAGAAACATGCACTAATGTCATGAGGGCCTATAGAGATTTACATATGCACGTTGTGTTTGTTTCTAAGATGGAGAAAATGAATGTGGATAATGTAATGCAGTATGAACCAAAGATGGTTGGTACTAAGTTAGGGCAATCTATCACATACTTCTTTGACGAAGTGTTAGCACTTAGAGTTATAGAAGAGCAGGATGATGATGGTGCCATTGTAAAAAACAGATGGCTACAGACTGATGTCGGTCAGGGCTATACTGCAAAGGATAGGTCAGGTAAGCTAGATGGCTTCGAAGCACCTAACCTTACTAGTGTGATAGATAAGCTAGGATTTAAAACTCAAATCATAGGAGGAAATGATGAGTGATTTTGATGGAGTAGAGTGGTTAGAAAATCAAACCAAACCACAAATCGAAGTAAAAGAAATTGCGCCTGTTGGTGTGCATAGTGCGAGAATCATTACAGCTGAGAAGTATAAGTCTCAGTCTGGTAATTGGACAGTAAGAGTTGTTTATGAAATAAATAACGGTAACAACAAAGATCATGTTGAGTTTTATTCATTATGGTCAGCTAGTGAGGAAGCAAAAAGAATATCAAACGAGATGTTCACTAAGCTTTGCCAATCAGTAGGCTTCAAGTCTTTCCCTGAAGAAGTACATCAACTGGTCAACAAGACATTAGATCTTGGCCTGTACCATAAGGAAGAGACCTGGACTAATAAAGAGGGTGAAGAAGTTACTTCGAAGAAAACTAAAATCGGAGAATATCTAAGCTCTGTTAGCCCAACAGCACCAAGTGGAGATAAACCTAAGTCGCCACCGACTTTGTAACAAGGTGTTGTAGAAAGGGGCGCAAGCCCCTTTTTTTTATCTGTAAATTGATCTAGTATATAGACATCCATTCTTATCATTCTCCGAATGGTTAATATTTATAGTGTATATAAGAAGGGAGCCTTTCGGCTCCCTTTCTTTTTATGGATTATGAAAAATAAAAAAACTAATTTTTACTCCATATATTCTAACAGCATTTGCAGACTATGTATTGCTTTTTCTAAATCTTCTTTACCATTTTTAAATCTATTCCTAGTAATGTAGCTTATAGCTTCAGATTCTAAATTGTTTAAGTTATTTCTGTAGCAAAACTCAGCAGGTTGTATGGCTAGTTTTTTATAATGGTCGCCACCTACTTGACGGTTTGATGCCTTAGCATCTATTTGTTTGTCCCATTCTTGGTCGCTAATATCGTCGCCCATATTCTTGCCGAAGTCACATTTTTCTTCTGCTTCATAATCTTCTGGTTTAATTTTATCTATACTCATAATTCAATCTCCACTAATTCTGGTGTGTTATAGGTTGTCGGCACATGTCTGCCTTCTATAACGGATTTATATTCGCCTAACAATCTGTCAAGCTCCATCCACCCTGCTTCCATATCTTCATGTTTCATCTTGAATACCTTGGAGGCATAGGGGTGTTTCTTTTCTTGTGCAACAAATAAGAAGTCAGCAACGGTAAAGCCTGCTCGTTCAAAAGCTCTTTTGTACCAAGAAGCTTGCAACTCATACTGATACTTCTTCACAGATCCAGTAAAATCTCTTGGCCTTACTGATTGTGTGGTTTTGTAATCTACAAGAATTATTGTCTTATCATCATAGGGCCCAGTAAGTGGGTAGCGCAACATGTCTGATTTAACTTTACACAACATGTCGTTCTCCCACCAGAACAGAGCTACCTCTGCTGGTCTAGTGAAGACCCCAGGATAATCTGTTTCATTCGGGTTGAGTGCTGTATCACCATATGTGCCTAGACTGTTTCTCATGTTGTAAATGGTTTCCCTATCACTTGCATTGATAACAGTTAAGCCACGTTGCTCATACTCTCTTTTTAAATCTTTGTTTGCTTGCGTGTATGGTGATCCTGTCAAGCATGCCACTTCTTTATTGAAAACTGATTCGCCTTCAACAATCAAAGCATGAGCAGCAGAACCAAAGCGCAAAGCATGTGAATCTTCCATCTGTTCGTTGAGGGCATGGATTTGAGATTGACCAAACCTTCTTATGGTAGATGATGATATGCCTGGTGAATTATGGTAAATATCATTCGGCATATCTGGAAAGTAATAGGTATCACCCACTATCACATGTTCGTGTTCTGATAATATTTCTGGTAATTCGTTCATCCTGTTCTCCTAACATTCTTGGCCCAAGTAGCATCAGGTTTGAATATCTCCTCATACTTATAACCAAATTCGTTTAGTAATTTTATCACAGCAGGAAAGCCCCATCTGCGATCTACTTTAATTACTTCGCCTACTTCAAGTTGTTTAACTTTGTCGTAGTATTTCTCATACATCTTTGGACTCTCCATTCTTTATCCTCTTAAACATATCATCAATATGTCTTCTTTGTTCTACAGGTAGCGCATTGATATTGCGTATAAGGTCAATGACAGCAGTCGTTGCATGGTGCATAGACTGTTCCATTTCTTCGATTGGTGACAGATTTTGTGGATCTGTTTCTAATTTATTATGTATATCTTTCATAGTATTTGACATTATATCCGAAATAGGTATATCATGTCTACTAACTGTAAAAATAAGGATGGATTATGTCTAGAATGTATAGAGTTTTTTTTGATAATGTCTTGGACGATCCAAAGCGTCATGATGCTATGGATGAGGCCCTGAAAATGGGTTGGGATCATCACCAAGAACTAATCGGAAACTATGCAAAATGTCATCTGAAACACAAAGGGTTTGCCGTAATAAATCCAAGTATGGAAGTTGATATTTTAATGACTGATTATGATGTAGATGCCTATGAGCATGGAGTTTAGTCAGTTTAAGTCGTGTATCTCAATTGATTCTCCTTGAGGTAGAAGGTATCAGAGCGACCTAGCGACGCAACGCTCTGCTTAATTTGGAGGATAAATGAATAAAAAGAAATTAGTAGAACTAGCAGAAGAAGTGTTAACTGAAATAGATGCAGTATTACAAACACAAATTAGAGAAGAGCTTGAAAAAGAATTATGCGATAGACTTAGAGAAAAATTTGCTTTTGCCAATTTCTATCTTACATTTCATAACAAAAAAAAATACAAAGAAAGTTATGATTCTGTTAAACCAATATTGGATGAAGCTATAGATAAGCTACTGAAATGAATAGTTGGGAAGCATGGAAGTGTTCTTACACTTTTAAAAAGAAAATTGTACATTTGATAGATAAATACAATATGCCTATTTTGACGATTGCTGATGCTTGTGGCGTAAATGAGAAAACCATACGTGATAATCTTAAACACAGCACTAAGTTTTCTAGTAAAAATATCCTATTAATAGAAAAAGGTTTAAAGGAAATATATACGTTTATAGGAGAAGATGAAAAGAAAGACTTATTATGAAATGACAATACGTTGCAGAAGAACGCAAAGGCTTATGTCGGCCATTTATAAAATAAAAGAGCAAAAGATATATTTATCAAGCTACAGTCAAAAACATAAATTATGAAGGTACTTAGTTTATTTGATGGTATGAGTTGTGGGCAGATCGCCTTAGATCAGCTTGGCATACCCGTTGAGACATATTACGCAAGTGAGATAGATAAATACGCTATCCAGGTTACACAACAAAACTACCCAAACACCATACAAGTCGGGGACATCTCTAAGCTAGATCCTGCTGACTTTATGGATGTGGATCTCATTTTAGCAGGTTCGCCTTGTCAAGGGTTCTCATTTGCAGGTAAACAATTAGCCTTTGATGATCCTAGGTCGGCCCTGTTCTTTGAGTTCATACGCTTACTTAAAGCTATTAAACCTAAGTATTTCTTATTAGAGAATGTCAGAATGAAACAAGAGTTCTTAGATATTATTTCTAAGCATGTGTCAGACTGTTATCCTGATATGCCTTTTGGCATTGATCCCGTACTTATAAATAGTTCTTTACTAAGCGCACAGTCACGACTGCGCTACTATTGGACAAACATACCGTATGTCACGCAACCAGAAGACCGAGGCGTAGTGTTACGAGATATCTTAGACCCAAAGCCAAGCCCAGAGTTTTATCATGGTCAAAAATCTATCGCATACATGGAACGTGGTAATGAGAAATGGCAACAAGCAGGTAAAAGACGTGCAGATCGGTATGAACAGACAGCAGACAAAGAAAAGTCATTCACTATCACAGAGAACTGGCACAAAGGCGTACCGTATAACTATTTCAAAGAAACAAAGCCTAAACAGGTAGGTATGGCCTCTGATATAAAGGGACATGACATACTGAGGCGCATATACAGTCCTGATGGTAAGTCACCGACATTAAATACTATGGGAGGGGGTAACAGAGAGCCTAAGGTAGCGCAAGAGGATTGCACCTGGAGAAAGCTAACACCTTTGGAGTGTGAGAGATTACAGACAGTTCCTGATAACTATACTGATTGCGTGTCAAATACACAGCGCTATAAGATGTTAGGTAATGGTTGGACTGTCGAAGTAATTAAACATATTTTACATAATATTGTGACATGATGATTATTGTCTGACTTTTGTCATAAATAGTGTGACATGGGAAACATTGATAAACAAAGGGCTAGACTATTTTTTTATTTTTTTCATTTTTGTCATAGAACTAGAGAGTAATGTACTAAAAAATATACAAAGAACTTGACAGCAGTTGTCGGGCCCTTTAGTATCGGTTGTTATACATATATAAGATATGTAGGGCTAGCCACATCTAAGGGGCTAGATATAGCCCATCTACTTTACATCTACAATAAGTATCATCTAAAATGCAATCATGAGCAAAACACAGTCGGGATTTGAACCTTTGCTAGATACAGCAGAAGATCCAGCAATAGAGTTCTTCAATCTCAGTAATAAGTTAAACAGAATGCAGCGTGTGTTTGTGTGGAATGTTGTTAATAATCCACAGATGTCATATGTTGAATGTGCTAGGAAGTCGGGCTACAAAGACGCAAGACAATCAGCATACAAGTTACTGAAACATCCAATCGTTAAGCAAGAGATCAATTATCTTCTGGGGGAAGTGCGTAAGAAGTATGAGCTGAATCAGGAAAGAGCAGTTAAAGATTTATATGACATCAGGGATCAAGCATTAGAACAAGGCTCGTTTAACGCAGCAATCGCAGCCCAGAATAGTCTGCTTAAGGTTGGAGGATTAATTGTTGATAAGAAAGAAGTTAGGTACGGGAAGATAGATCAAATGTCTCGTGCTGAGATCGAGAATAGATTGAAGCAGTTGATGGGAGATATTATTGAGGGTGAGATAACAGACGAGACTGAAGAATCAATCTCGCCATCTGCTATCGACGAAGTCCAAGAAGACTCCAAAAAAGATCAAGAGTAATATCTCAAACACATTCACCCCCAATCATTAATTCTTCAAGTTTATGTTCCTTATTGTGTTGTCGGCACATAAAGTTGGAACAAGTACAGCGCTTCATGTCTAAATGCAGTCGCTTATTAGTTTGAAATGCCAGGCACATAATCGGACTATCGCAATACTTACAGTTATAATCTAAGACTGCTTGTGTAGTGTTGTTAATTATTTCCCAAGCCATCAGACACCTCCTCAGAATTTAGTTTTGGATAACAGAAAATTTTTATTTCTACCTCATCATTATAATCTTCACTCCACTTCGAGTTGAATATAGGTTCTCCATTTGGATAATATTTAAGTAGTAGTTCATGTAATTCATTTATAAATTTGGAATCCATTGTTTTTGCTCTATTCATCAGACACCCCCTCTAAATTTTCATAAATAGTTTTTAAGTGCATATTATCGGTTGGAATATTAAATTCCTGTTCTAGTTCTTGTATTGCTACATGAATCAATTCTAATCTTTCGTTCGTAATAAACTCATTCCAAGTTAAATGCTTAAAATGTTGTTTATGTTTTCTTTCAAGATATTGCATATCTGTTTCTACATATACATTACTCATCAGACACCTCCTTATAAATAATCGCTGTATGGGGAATAGTCTATTTTGTCTTCGTCAGAATACTCTCTCCATCTGCGTTGGTATCTACCACCAGACCAAATGTAATGTTTCATGTCGGAAGGTTTAGGTATGCCTTCCCAAGTAAATATTTTTCTTTCTGCTTGGCTTGGTGTGATCTCACCATTCTGCAATTTCTCAAGTAAGTCCATCCTTTCACCCCAACTCAGATAAAAATATGCAGTATCAAGCATGAGACCAAATGCTCTAGTAAACTGGTGGTACTCAGCACTTGTTAATTGGATATCATCTCTGTTGAGTATGTATTGCAATATATCCTCTGTCAGAGCTAATAGTTTCATATTGTCTATACATCCTTCTTTGGTTTTAGATTTAATAAACTTGCGTTTCATCATTCCCTCCTTTAAACGGATTGAAAGTTTCTTGAAAATCATCTTGTGAAAATTCAACTAACTTTTTAGAGTTTGCAACAGCATAATTAAAAAGCTCTGTACCAATATCATGTTCTAACTTCGGTAAAAATCTTTCTGTAATATAACAACTGTTATTTTCTAAAAAGTATTCGTAACCTTTTAAATTAAATTCAGTTCTATCAAAAAAAACAATTGTATCTTTATTAAATGTTTGTGTTTTCATCTTCATCCTCCCTATCTTCATAGAAATAAACGACTGCTACTGTCCCCTTAGTCGGACTTTCATGAACACTAAAACTTAAATCGGGAAACCCACAATCAAGTCGCTTACATAGTTCGTGCATGGTTAATTTTTCTTGCATAGGTTATCCCTCCACTTGTCTAAAATTTGCTCTGCCCAGTCCTCGATTTCTTCGTCATCTATACCTTTGAAATCAGAAAATACTCGTTCGGATATGAAGCCGTAAAGTGAATCCATATCTTCGCCTTTTGCCCAAGCTAATATATCGTTAATCAGGTCATCAACGATAACAGTTTTATATTCTTCAATAGTCATAACTTTCTCCTTATGTGTAAGTGTGTTTAAAGACGACATTATCATCTTCATCAGTAATTAAATATGAAAGTAGTTCTTCATCTTTCTTGTCTTCTAACCACATATTAACTACACCTCCATAAAAATAGTTCATAAGTTTTTCATCACTATCAAATTCCTTACTTATTTTTAGATTGGTAGTTCTGGTAATAGTGTATGTTTTCATAATCATCCTCCAAAAAAAAGCCCTGCTCACACAGGGCAATTTATTATGCGTATTTCTCCTCCAGTTTTTTCAATAGATCATCAAAGTCCACACTATCGCCTAAGTTGGCAATAACGACATCTGCTTCGATAGCAGTTCTTAAGCCTTGATCTGCGAAACTAGGTTTCTCATCTCCCCAATAAGGTTTGACTAAATGGAAGTATTCATGACCAAAGGTCTTATTAAATTCTTCAACTAAGGCCTTATTTCTTTCTTCAAGTTCGCGCTGTTCTTCTTTCAGCTTTTGTATGGTTTCTCCAACAAAACTGATCTCTTGAAAGTCAGAGTTAGTCTTCATATCTTTAGATATTTTATCTAAAGCACTTTTTCGTATTTTGTCGTATGCTTGATCGACAATAATCTGCGTAGCTTTTATGGTTAATGGTTTAGCCATATATAATTCTCCGATAGTTAAGTGTTTGGATAGCTTTGTTTATTCTTACTAAAGAGCTGGTATCAATTTAAGCGCTTACCACTTTAACGCGCACTATCTCCCAAACACATATACAATTAAAGCATAAAGATTACAAGAAGTAAACTAAATATATCATTTAATTATAGATATTGAGGGGTAAGGTGTGGATTAAACTGCACCCCCTCGCTCTCTCAGTCGCTTTCTCAAACAAAATTGTCGGGTGTCGGGTGTCGGGGTGTCGGGTTAGACAATAAAACTGTCTGTAACGACAGTATAACACAACAGAACACTACACAATACACAATCCCAGGAACCTGGAGGCTGTCTACGCAGATCTTCGGCTGTAATGTGTCTTGACATTTGGTTTACTTGTGGTAAAGTAATTACATACACTTAAAAAGGAGAATGATATGTCAGAAAGACAATTACCGTTTAAAGTAGATGTTCTTGAAAAAGAACCGAAAGAAATAACTAATCCGTTTAGTGGGGAAAGCTACACACTAGAACCTGATGCTATCGCTGTTTATGATGTCATATGGGGCGAACAACTTGCGGAAGCTCGTGGGATTGCTAAATGCAATTGGGATAATGTGCGTAAAGGTCTTGATTGGTTTCGTGAATATGAACCCAAAGCCTATATGGTTTTACTTGACTAAGTCGGGAAGCAGGTCGGGGTCTCACGCTGAGATCCTGATCGCTCTACGAGGTAAAGTATTACACAATACCAATCACTAAGTAGTGCTCATGTGTGTAAGGATCCTCCAGGTGTCTGTAAAAAAAAACATCAGAAAGTACTTGACAACATGTTTACTGTATGTAAACTATATAAATAACAGCAGGGGTTAAGTCAGCAATAAGTTTGCAACTTCTAAGTAGGGCCGTAAGCCAAAGTGCGTAGCTGCATTTTGTGTGGGCGGAAACTGGCTGAGCTGTTCAACTGATCCTGAGTGATCCAGTAACCGTAAGATAAGTGGGACGAACCAAAAGGTGTTTAAATGCGAGGTCATCAAAAGCTACCATATAACCAGCAGGAGAGTAATTACTCCTGGCAGAAGCCCAGTAGTGCGTAGAGGGGTGTGGTTGACGGGGACTGGTGAGCAAGACTGGATGGTTGACCCCGCTATACTATAAGGAGAATGAAAGTGAAAAACGATCAAAGAAATCAAGCACACGCTGAATATTGTCTAAAACAATATATCCCTAAGGGGTCAGCAATATACACAACAGTTATGCAGGTCGCCCAGTCTGGTATGTCTAGGCACATTAAAGTACTGCGACCAGATGGGGATCAGGTTGTCAATCTATCGTATTACGTCGCCGAAGCTCTTGACCTGCCTTATAAAGAGAAGACAGGCTCGGTATTTGTGAAAGGTTGCGGCATGAACATGTGTTTTTGGTTATCCCAGGAACTTGGCTACGTATTATATGGTGAAGAACGCTCAGTCAAGTATCGAGATGTTTGAGCTGGTAGTAGCAATTATATTTATCCTGGCGTGGCTGTCGGACAACTCGGGATCGGGTCGGGAGTAATAAACGAGCAATCGGGATGAGATGATGTGATAGCCATAACACTAATAGAACACAAAGCCCTGGCTGTATGTATGTATCGTGATGTTTTCCTTGGTTGGTCAGGGCCGAGTGTCTAGAAAAATAAGTGGTGTTAATTTCATAATTTACTTGCATTATTGTTTACAGCATGTAGACTTATATATAAGGAGAACGAATTATGAAAAAAATAACTTTTTTTATACACGAGAATGGGAATACATACCCAGGAACAGAAACTGATCCACTAATGGACTTGGTTATAAATGGTCGTCACTTAGTTGTGAATGGCGAATGGAATGAAGCAGTTGCTAATGAAGCAATTGAAAACATGAATCGAGTGATAGCTGAGCGACAAGCTGAGGCAGAGCTTGATGAGAGAGGAGGGTTGTTAAATGACTAAGCAGGAAAGAATGCAAGAAGCGTGGAGAATACTCCACGCTGACATGAAGAAGCGAAACCTGAAAGATGTAGATGTAGGTATATCAACACCTGAATACGATAAAGAATTTGATAGACTGCAAAAAATTCAGGACTC